CGTAGGGTATCGGATAGCGGGGCTTTCGGAAATGGGAGGGCAACTTGCACTCTCCCACCACGTAGTCTACCCCATACTGCAGCATGGGGCGAGCCTGTCCGTTGACCACCACCTGACGAGAGAAATACGCCTGTATGTTTGGCCAAACGTTGGTCATCAGCGCCACGTAGCTCTTGTGAACTAGGAAAGAAAGCTCTCCGGGCATGTCGTTGACCACGCGGATGATGCGAGGGCCAGTGATACCCTCGGTCTTTCCACCAGCACGTGCCACCTCGGCATAGAGCATGTTGGGGTCTATCACATTGGCAAGCATCTGCATGGAGTTCATGTAGTAGTGCTCGAAATCACTAAGTGTGTTGTCATCAAGAGTCAGTCTGGCCATCTTCAATATCCTCCATAATTTCCGCTTCCTGAATATCTGCATCACGAAGCAATCGTTTTTTCTCCGAGCTCTCGATAGGCAGGCCATCGATGAGCGAAATATAAAATCCCTTGTTATGCTTGGCAGCAATCTCCTTGAGGTTCTTTTTCTGAAAACCTAGCTCTTCCGGAGTTACCTCTGGACTGATGAGGAACACCACGCCTAGGTCTCTGTCTGCCTCGGCTTGCTCTGAGGCACGTCTACGACACTCCAAGGCTTGGTCCATGCAAGCCTTCTGCATCTTGTAGTCGCGCTTGGCACAGCATAGCTTCGCCAAGTCTTCGTATTTGTTGGCAAAATCGTTTTCCCAGACCTTGGCACTCACCGTACAGTCTACGTTGAAATACGAGATGGCTTGGTTGATGCGAACCTGGCAGGTGCGAAGGTCTAGGCTCACATGCTGCTGCGCTGCGATGCGCTGTTTCAGTTGACGAGCCGCACGGGTGATATTTCGCTCATACTCGTAGGCCTCGATGGCCCACTGAAGCTGTTTTAGGAATATCTGCACATCCTCAGGAATGCCCTCTCCATTGCCTGTGGTGAGGAAATTGTTGATAAGGTCGGGATGGACGCTCTCCAGTTTCTCTATATTACTTTTCATACGCCAAACAGTTTCTTTCTTAATTCTAGCTCTCCTCTATCTTGCATGCGCTCGCACAGCAACTTGATGGCATCGAGGTCGCCGTCGCTAGCCTGCTTGGCAAGTTCCTGGTCTGCCTTGAGTTGAGCCTGCTCCAGAACGCCTTCGTTCTTGAGCACCATTACTGCAGCTTCAGCTGCCTCTTTCATTTTCTTCTTGTCCATGGGCTTTATCGCTGTATTGTTCCATCACCATCTTGAACATGCGCTCGCACTCCTGATGGCGACGAAGATTTGCACGATCGCTTGCGCGTCGGTCTTGCCGGTCGTTCCTCTTGAGGTAGCTCTTGTATCTCTTGATATTGTCGAGCACATTCTTGTGACGATGCAGAAACTCCGAGGAGTCGGTACGGAAGAGTTTGACGAGCTCGTTGAACTCAGACTTGTCCTTGAGGAGTGGGTGTTTGTAGAGAAACTTTCCTGTATCATTGTACGACTGGAGCTCGGCGAAGCATTGAAGGTTGCGAATGCGGAGCTCTGCCATTTGGGTAACATCGCTCTTCGTAGGTTTCTTATCCAGGGCTTCGTCGAGCTTCGTCATCTTGCGCCAGGTATTGATACGGTCGTTGTACAACACCGTGGCAGTTTGAACGTCCTTATTGAAGAGGTTTCCCCAATCTATATTCGGATATTCCTCCTCTTTCTGGACTACTTTTTTTTTGATTCAGTCGAGGTGTCTGAGGTATCTGATGCTTCGGATAACTCATCAACATCTGAGCTCTGATCGGTATTTTCATCATGGGCTTCGCTAGTTAAAGTTTTGCTTGAAGGCTCGTCTTTGATTAAAGCTTTACTTGAACCATTATTTTTATCTGCACCTTTACTTGGAGTTTTACTTGAAGACTTATCCGAACATTTTCCCTTACTTAAAGCTTTACTTGAATCATTGTTCGTTTGCTTGGAAGGGGCGTCGGCAAGACGCGATTGGAGTATCTCATCGATGCTACACACATCAAGAAGTGCAAACAGGATATCATCTTCATATCGCTTGGGGTTGCGAGCCATGATTCCAAGCATCGGATGACTAGGCGATTTTTCTTTCAGCAGACGAAAGTCTGCCTCTGCATGGTTGCCACCACGAAGCGTGTTGTAGTGGCATAGTTTTTCTCTTCTGCTATACATATACCATTATTATATAATAAGGGTGCGCCACCTTCATGATGATGGCGACACACCCTTAGGACTTAATACTTTTATTCTCTGGAATTTTATTGGCTTACCGATTTTGTGCTCTTACTGCTCTGCGATTGAGGAGAGCTGGCAGCTTCGGTAGTGGTCACGCCTGTAGGGTCTTCAGCATACTTGCATGGAAGGTCTACCGACGTGCGCTTGAAGGTGAAGGTCGTGTAGCGACCATCCTTGTCATCCTTGGTCTCGGTATTGCTCAAGATCATCGGACGCTCAAGTTCGCCAAGAATATACCACTGGGTATCCTTTACGTGCTTGAAGAGGATGATAAACTTGCCTCCAGCGTATTTCTCGATGAAATCGTCGATTTCCGCATGGCTGCCACCCATGATGATGACGAAATTGTTCTCACCGGTGGTGGTGATATCTCCCTTCTCGGTAGTGGAAACCAACGTTGGGATGTCGTGCGCCTCAAACTGGAAAGCTAGTTTTTCGTCCTCGGCAGCAGTCTTCATCGGCAATGCACCCACCACACGTTCGTCACTTGGCTGAGGGAACGCCTTGGTGCGATCGATGGATGACGTTGGCACCAAGCACACGATATAAGAGATGGCTGAGCCATGGGTGTCTCGGTCGGTCACGTCGTCGATGCTGGTCAGCACGAGAGCTGCTGCCATGGACGTTCCTGCTCCGGCAGCACCCATGGTGCTAGTTGGGTCATCGAGCACCTGGAGGAGAGACAAGATGCCTACGATGGCAATGATGCACATGAAGAGCAAGCGCCCTTTGTGGTTGGCGTAATGTGCGCCTTTGTATGGATTGTACGCACGATGGCGCACCGTAATCTTATTCTTAATCATAATCTTCTGATTTTCTGAAAATCAGGGGCGCACCGAGGCACGCCCCTGAATGAGTCAACATTAAAACTAATAATTAAAAACCCTAAATTATGAAGACTATCGCCCGCCTGGTACATTAGGCTGCACAGCGGTGTTGATGGTACGCTTACCACCTACGCATCTTTCGAGCTCACGATATTTCTGGTTACTGCCGAGGATGACCATGATATAGTCGCCCTCTGCGGTAGGAATCCAGTCGGCAGTGATTCCGTCGAACTTGTCCTTCTTCTCCACCTTCGGCTTGGTCGTGGTACCAGCACCTATTTGGATGCAATAGGCAACACCAGCCTTGGCGTTGGTAATGTCGGTGATGGATTCAGCGGTAGTGGTACTATCCGTGATGTGCCAGAACCCGTCTTTGCCATCCACCCCAGCCACGACGGTGGTAGCAGGGAGATTGGTGAAGATCTGCTGGAAATCGTAGTCATTTGCATCCATCTCCTGCTTTGTCTTGAACTTACGGCCGGTGAAGGACGCTCCGGTACCTTCCTTCCAGGTGCTCCAAGCGCGAACGGTTTCCATGAATGACTCCATGCGAACGGCGAGCATCTCACCAGGGAGGTTCTCGATAAACTGGAGATTGCCAGGGATGTCGAGGAACATCAGGCAGCTCTGGCCGAGGTATGGCAACCAAACGATAGGTATCTCAGTGTCTGGAACACGGAACTTCATGCTCTCAGGACCATCGAAATCGATATCTTTGCCATAGGTGGTTCGGCAGTTGGCAATCCACCAGTCCTGATGGTTCTTGTTGAGATAGAGCACGTGCTGGTCGAGATCCATATCCTCAGAAATCTTCGACTTGACATCGGAGATGAACTCCTTAACGCAAGCAAGCATGTCGGCTGAGGTATAATGGCGATAATCCTCGCTGTCAAAAGGCTTGATGCTATAGTCGTGGATGTAGCGAAGAAGTGTGTACACGATACCCGTAGAAGAATTGAGGTAGTGGGAAGGAACGCCAGCCTCTGGCTTCACGTAGATTCCACGCATACGACGCTTGTTCTGCTCCAGCTGAGCTTGCTTCAAGAGGTTGAGCAAGCAGAACTCAATCATGGACCACTTGATAGGATCAGAGCCCTCCTTGTTGAGATAAGCGATGTACTTACGTTCGATTTCCTTCATCGGACCAAACTTAACCTTGATCATGGCATCGTCTACGTAGCCCATCTCGTTTTCGAGGCTCATGCTACCTTTGTAGATTTCTCCCTCTTGGTAAGCCTGAGACACTTCGCCCATAAAGGCGTTGAAGAGAACGTCACGGTCCTGCACACCATAACGGACAGGGAAATACTGGGTGAGGTCACGGATGGCGAGAATGCGAGCAATGAGGGCATCCTGACGGAGAATGACAAACTGATTGCCTAATCCTGCGTCGTCTACACCACTGTAATTGTTTACGAACTCACCGCTGGCGAGGCGCTTAGCGTCAAGCTCATTGCGTCCATGGTGGTATGCGTAACGAGCGGCGAGTGACTTGGCGTAGGCCATTGTCTCCTGGCGGAAAGAAACGCCGTCGGTCTGCTCGTCTGGCTTTGAGGTGAGGGCAAGCGAAGGATTGGCTGCAATCTGGTTCCATCGTTTGGTCATCGAGAACATCGGGTTGTCGATACCGAAGAGGAAATTCTTGTTGGTAGCGAAACCGTTGATAGGAATGGCAGCGGTTTTGACTGTAGCCACAGGCAGGTCGGGAGCTGTGTCTTTCGACATGTTTTCCACTTTTCCAGCCAAGAGGGACACGGCACTTGCCAACTGCTCGAAAGAAGCATTCTGCTTGTTACCCTTCTTTCCGTCCTTGTCGTCACCACCGTCGCCGTTGTCACCATTGTCTCCACCGTCGTTGTCGCCACCACCATCACCATCGTCTGCATGGTCATCGTCGTTATTGTCGCCGTTGGCCTTGGACACGATGTTGTAGAGGGAGTTGATTTGTCGCTGGTGCTCTGCCTCAAGGGAGGCTGAGCGCTCTGCGGACATGTCATCCTCCATAGACGTTCCGTACTTCTTCTGATACTCGGCGCAAAGTGCGGCGTAGTCATCAGAGGTCAGCTGTCTGCTCTCGAATTTCTGGACTAAGCCAAGAGCTTCGAGAATTTTTCTGATTTTTTTATTCATACAAACAATTAATAAAATTATAACAAACTATTGAGCTGCATTATAAAGATTCTGTCTTCCCGCATAGTTACCACCCATCCCGGCAACCTCTGCGATAGCCTCCAGAAGCGTTCGCTTGCCATCAATGAGGCCCACCTCTTCGGCAGGTGCGGTATAATAACTTTCACCCTGTAGGCACGGAGCATCATCGTCTAGGTCTGCCAGCTTGCTGCGCATGGCGCGCACCTCGGAAAGGAACTGTTCGTTCATCGGATCGAGCACATTCTTGATGTACTCTTCTGGCTTTCCTGACTCAAGATCTTCGAAGACTTTGTTCTTGAGCTTGGAATTGGTGGCCTTGGCGGTGATTTTCTTGATGCCAAGCTTCTCGAAATATGAAGTAAAGTCGTAGAACGAGCACATGGTACCAATGCAACCGACGAAATCGTGGTCGGTCGTGGCGTACATCTTCTGCCCATGGCATCCAATATAGTAAGCTGCGGATGCGCAACACTCTTCATAAATGGTAAGGATAGGCTTTTTACAGCCTCGAAGCGTCTCGCTCAGTCTATCCATGTACCACGCCTCGCCACCAGGAGAGTTGATATGCAACAGGTGGGCTACGATTTGAGGGTTCCCCTCGGCTGCCTTCACGTCTTGCTCCAGTTGGCGAGAAGAAAAGCACCAACAGCTATTGGCAGTCACAACACCGAAGACGCGGTGATAGGCTATGGTTCCCTCCTTGAGCGATGGGCTGTCGTACTCGTCGGTAAGGCTCACCTCTCTAGTATCGTCTTGCTGGCTCACCTTCGCCTTGATAGCCTGTAGGGCTTGATGAGTCAGATATTGGTACCAGGAATGAGACTTGAGGTAGTCTCGCGCCTCCTCGTGGGACATCGCCTGCTCGGAAGGCTTGATGCTTTCCGTGGCAGAACCGCTTAATGGGAAGGCAGCCACCATCAGCCGACGGTAGCCGTCCTCTGTAATCCATAACGGCAATGTGGAAAGCAAAAGATTTTGTATTTCGTTCATCTCTAATTAAGTTTTCCACAAAGGTACGCTTATATTATAGGTATAGAAAAGACCTTATGTTAACGGATTAAGAAGCGTCTTGCAGCTGATTATTAGCTTCGCCTTATTCAGGTGGCGACAAATCTGTACCCTGGCAGGAATAAGCAGGCTGCCAATTTTGTACACTTTTGGCGTGCCTCCATTGCCCCTGCTGTAAGCTTCAGATAAGGAAACTATGGCACTGCGGGTTATTTTGAACCGGGACAATGCTTCGTCATCGGGCATTTCTATGATGAAAGTCTTGGAACAATCCCAATACACACCTCCATTCTCTTCCGTCGGAGAAGGTTCAAATGTGAACTCGTCGGCTACGAACTGATAACTGGCCGAGGCGTTTTCAGTAAGCGAAACGCCTATCAAATTAGAAAATTCTATCATCTTGCAAAAATTTTAGTGAATATATCATTATTATGAGTGACAAACTAGCCCATGCGGTATGTATTAAAAAAGCATAAAACTATCGTTTTTTTTGGTATTTTCTCGGTTTCTTGGGGTAAAACTTGCTCCGGAACCGATAAAAGTTCTTGAGAAGCGATTCTGAAGATATCGCCGTGAGACCGTACCTATGAAGGAAATTTCCAGCTCACGTTCAGACAGCTGGGTATTGAGTTTCGGTTTGCAGACACCCCCTTCGTACCTGCATTCTCCACGAAGGGGACAACCAACTTCTTCAAAATGGAAGAACCCATCGGAATCTATGTCAGGCGAAAGTGCGTCGTATTCCCCCAAATTACATCGGCAGAAACGAGACACGATATTAAACTCGTAGAGGTATCGGTTGAGTTCGTTGCTTGAATAAAGTTCTGACAAGGCCTTGAAAGCTTCAGGGTACCTCGTTCTAATAAGACTCATCATCTCGGTAACAATCTTGCGGCTATCGATGGTGAGCTCCTGCACCGGTCCATTCAGAGGCTTGTACATGACAACGCCTTCCGGGGTATTGTAAAACTCTATTGATTCCATAAGCTATCCGGAAATAATTCCGCCTCTGGTTTGTTCAACACTTCCGCAATGATGGAGCGACAAAGGGGGCTAGGCTTGGCTGTTTCCCGTATCCACCTGTAGACGGACACATTAGATACCTTGCATCGTTGTGCAATCTTGCCAACAATCTCCGTACGTGGAGATGGAAGGGATTTGATGTACTCACTAAATACCATTTTCGTTAAATTTTTGTTTGAAATTATTGTTATGTGCGATATTTTTTGTAAATTTGCACCATGTAATTATTAACACGGTGCAAATATATAACTTTATTGTGATATAACCAAACATTTTAATGATTATTTTTGCATCAATAAGTATTTTGTTTGAAATTAGATAAAATTATGGAGAAAAAAGAAACAATTCAGACCATCAATGATCGTATTCAAGACATTATTGAGAAAGAAGGGCATACGATTGCGACCTTCGCCAAGAAAATCGGTGTGCCATGGACCACAGTCAAGAACATTACATCCGGCAGGAATGCGCCTAGCTACGATATAATGGTAAGAATCATCAATGCCGTCGACTGGGTCGACGCCAACTACCTTCTGATGGGAGAAGAGCCACAAAATGGCGGCCAAACAAATCTTCTATCCATCGTGGAGCGGCAAAACAAGACCATCGAGAGCCAACAGACCACAAT